GAGTTTTTAAAGAAATTATCCTCTACTTCTTCTTTAGGAGTAAAATCTATATCTTCTTGCTTCCCGGCTCTTTCTTTAAACTTAGTCCTATCAGCGTAAATATCTTGACCATCCCAATCTTTACAGTAGTAAGCGTTCATTTCCTTATTATAAAAGAAAGTATAATCTCCTTTCTTAGAAGCACCTTTAGGCTTTTCTTTAGCTATCCTTATAATAGCCTCGTTTGCTTCGTAAGTTCCTTGTCCGTTATCTCTAGTAACTCCGTAAGGAGGTCTCCATACTATAATCATCTGTTCACCTTTTCTAAACCACGCTTGACCTCCGGCAAACTCTCTTGGAGTCGGTATTGGGCAAAATCTCTTACCATCTTTTTCGATGATAGGCTGGTCTCTAACGTGAGTGATTAAGCAGTTATGTCTACCGGTTTTTCTAGCGTTTCTTCTACACTTACCTAAAAGTTCTTCAACATACAAATCTTGTCTACCGCTAAAATCATGCTTAACTTCGTTAAATGGATCAATTGTTGTAGTATTGAATTTCCATCCAAGTTCTTCTTCAACTTGATCAACCATTTCATAATATTGATCTAAAGTCATAGTATCGTCTTTAGGGTCGATAACTACAAAGTGTTCACCTATAAAATACTCCGCTTGGCTTTTATCCGCTTCAGTCATTTTAACATCATCTTTACCGAAGTAAGGCTTGTTAACGTACTTATGGCAAAGTTCAGCGAAAACCTCGTGTACTTCTCCAGTCTCAGGAGTAAATATAATATGCTTATCTCCGTATATACAAGATAGGTTAACTAATATCTCTAACCACCATTCTGACTTACCCGAAGCAGGTGCGCCTGCGATATAAGTAGTACAACCTTTTTTAATAGACATTCCGCACTTATCGAAGTCAAATCCGATTTCTTTACCTCTCGTTAATCCTTTTTCTCTTAGCTTAAATAATTCATTAGAAACGTCCTTAAGCTCGTAATAGTGTTTTGGTTTGTTCGTTTTCATATTATTTTAATTGTTATTGTCGTCTCCGCACATTGAGAAAATATCACAGCTTTCTTCAAATAAATCAAGCTGCTCTGATGTTTCAGAACTATCATCTTTAACAATTAAGTCAACGGCATTTTCAATATACCATTCAGCAGATCTGTTTTTTCTAAAGAATGTTATCTTATAATTATCAGATTTGCCTTCAAGACTTCTTGATTCAGGGATAAAATTTGAATACTCTTCTTCAAGGATCTTAAAAGAATTAAATTTTTCAGGAGCTTCAAAAGCAATCTTTAGAAGTTTTTTTTCTGACTTCTTCCAACACGTTTTGCAATTGCCTTGATAACCTTTTAACTCTAATCTAAAAGGCTGTTCATCCCACCATGAGTTCACTTTTGTCTTTGTTGTTTTTACTTCTGTTACTAATGGATAAAGAAGTTTGTGTTCTTTTCTTTTACTGTTTATTCTGTCAATCTCATCATACCTTATTCCAATTGCAGTATAGTAATCTTTCCAACCTATACTTCTTAAATAGCTTTTAATTGGCTGGAGTTTTAACTCTCTATTACAATGAGGATAAGAATTGTTTGGTATTCCATAAACCTGAATCATTTCTTCAAAAAGTCTATTTGACCTTGTAGCCGTTTCAAAGTTTACTATTTTATGTGTAGTTCCTTTACCGTGTTCTTTATGAAAAACTCCCTCAACCCAAATAACTTCAATATTAAATAGATTAGCGCATCTTTCTACAAATAAAAGAGTCTCTTCATTTTCTTCTCCAGTATTAGCAAAAACAACTTTTATCTCATACTTATCTTGCCAATTGTTTAAAATCCAATAAAGCATATATCCTGATGTTTCTCCACCGCTAAAACTTACAAGTAACTTCTCTTTCATATTATTCTATTTTAAAAGTGTTCGTTAAATCCTGTAGAGTAAGATTCGTTTTTAATTATCTTAACGTCGTTCTTTTTAACTTCCTGGTCTCGTTTAAGCCAATTAAGTATAGTTAGGTAAACGCTTTTTACTTGCTTATTCTTTTTCCAACCTTCAATCTTAGCTATGTAGTGATCAATAGTAGCAGAATCATAGTGTTTCAAAAGTTTATCGTAATCTTTCATTGATAATATCAAATGACCATTTTCGTAATAATTTGATGGATCTTCGACTTCAGTTGTTATAGTAGCAATTCCTTTAACACTAGAATAATTATCTATCAAAAAATTGAATGATTTATCTACATCAGTTTTATCTAAAACATCAATATTGTCTCTAACAGAAGATGGCAACTCATTGAATGTTTCAATAGCACTCTTCTTCATGTTTGTATTGTATTTCTGATGCTTCATATAATTAACTAAAATAATGTAGTTATCAACGTACTTCACTTTGCCTAATCTTTGAAAAACATCTAATGCATCCTTTATGCATTCAATAGATAATCCTGTTTCGAATGACATCTTTCTTTTAGATGCTTCATAAATCCCTAACATATTTGTCTTCTCATTTGTGATCAAATAAAGGAATAACAGTTTGTACTCTGGAGCTATATCCTCTATAAAAGGGTCACTCCAAAAGGCAGTATTAACGCTTCTTTTTTTGCTCATAAGTTTGTTTTTTAAGTAAGTGTCTGTAAAATAAATTAAAAAAAGTGTTCCAAGTAAGACCTAAGATTAAAAAATCTATTAACGGGTTAATCATAACATCATATAATACTATCGCTAAAGTCAAGTTAATAATCATAGAACTCTTAAAGAAGTGGAAAGCATCCGTAAACCATACTGGTATACTAGTTCTACCCTGCTTAACGTCTCCGTTAATGTATTTATTCCTCCAAGATACTTGACCATTCCACCATCTAGCTCTAAATAAATCGTTATTAAATATTGATCTATGAAAATGGAATTGAGTTACGTCCATTATAGCATTACAGATAGAAGCTAATAGAACAAAAATAAAACTAATCATCTTCTTAAGTCTTTAATAAAGTTAACAATTCCGGCTACTACGAATACGGATATGTAAAAGGCTATAACAATAGCCATAACTACCATAATCGGATAGGTCCAAGAAAACCAATTAGATAATATTCCAGATGTAATCATAATGACCAAATAAGTAAATAACTGAGTTAATACGTTTTTTCTAAATCTTTCAAAAAATCTGTTCATTTTGTTTTGGTTTTAAAGCCTCCGAAGAGGCTAGTTATTAAATAAAGAATACCCAAAGTAGACCTTTTAATTCTGCTACTATCGGACCAGCGAATATAATCGCTAATAAGTTATCCCAGTCTTTACAAATATCAATAAAGAACACTATTGACATTATCTGGCTAATAATAAAATAAACTGCTAATAAAATTTCTCCTAATTTTCCCATTTTGTTTTGTTTTTAAGAGGAGCGTTTCCACCCCTCTATAATTTCTAAATCTAATTCTTTGATCAATTTACTTAAAAAGGCAGATCATCTGTTACCTCTTCATTTGCTTGTTCAGCACTTCCTTCTGGCTTCCAAGTGTTAACCACTACCGAATGAGTCTTACCATATTGATCTGGTGATTCTCTTTTTTCAGAGATAGTTAAATTAATGTACTTCTTACCTTTGAACTCAGTGATGTGTTCTTGCGGCAAATCTGATAAACAGATTGAAAAGTTAATAAATCCGTACTGATCATTCTTTTTTCCGTTTCCTACGAAAATCTTGTCTTGTTGTGACATATTATAAAATTTAATTAATTACTGTTTAAAAATAGGCATTAAAACGCCTTTTAACGGTCTTTAGAAAGCATTTAAACGCTTTCTACTTTAGCGTTAGCGGTTATTAGTCCGCTGAATAGTGGCGTGGTCAAATGGTATCAAATCTTGCCCATAATCAGCATATACCCCGTAGTGTCTTTCTTCAACGTCAACCATAGCCACTTTTGCACTAAATGTTTTACCTCTAAACATTTTACTTTCTGTCGGGGTGTCGTCAAATGTCCAGCTTATTGTATCGCCTATTTCAGCAATTAATTTATCCATAAGTAAGTAAATAACAACCGCTAACAAGCGGTCATAGTTAATAAAGCCAATTAAAGTTTGTATTTTATAGGTTGCGGTAGTAGGTGGCTTTACTAACCATACCGCAAGCCCGTTAAATAAATGCGGTTACTACCTCTAAATGGTTTCTAATCTCGATAACCCTTTTCCTAATCTCGTCTATTACGTCTTCGTCTCTTTCGATGTCGAAAACCTTAATTCTATACTTCGGGTCTATCTCGTCGTAATTATGGCTCATTAAATCGTATTTAACTAAATCCTCTGGAGTATTCATTAGAGTATAAACTAATTTAGCTTTCTTTTTACCAGTTAACGCCATATAACATTGTAACTGATAAAAGTAGTCTTTATTAGGTATCTCGTTATCTAATAAAGGAAAAGTAAAGCAATCCCAAGAGTTTTTCATATCGATTACAGTGTCCTTAGTGATAACATCGGGAGTACCTACTATAAAATCATTTTCAAACTTCTTTTCGTTTTTTTTGATCCCTTTAAGGTTTAAATGTTTAGCGATAAAATCAATTGATTCATCTTCAACTTGATTACCTTTATCTAAATACTTACTACTGATTTCGTTTCGATAACCGTAGATTCTCTCTTTTATCCATTGATCAACGTAAGATTTAGCTGTTTTAGAAAGCCCTCCTTTTTTACGAGAGCTCGCCATAATTTTACCACATTGACTTGGTCTGATTTTAAATTCTTCCATTATTCGTCTTTTAGCTTATTTAACTCTGCTTCGATCTCAGCTGATACATTGTACTTTTTCTTAACTTGGTCCATAGAGTAACCAGATTTAAGTCCTACTACTACATTCTTCCAAGCTTTATGATCTTGATTTAAAACCTCTTTAGGTTTAGGTTTTGGAGTTTGTCTTTTTTGAGCTGGTTTCTCTTGTTCCCCAGATGCGTCTGTATCTTTATCAGTAACTAAACCTAAAATAGCTGATAACGAGTAACGTCTGTAATAAGTGATCGCTGAACCCATGATCTGAAAGTCATTCATTCCTTTTAACTTAACATCGTCTGGAATGATCATCGTACTATCAATAGACTCTCCTGATTCAGCATGAAATATAACAGTAGTTATAGTTGTAAACCCTAAATCGTTGTTACCTAATTGCTGAGTGAATCCTAACCCATTCTTTTTCATTAATGGATTAATCGTTTCAAAGATCTGAGCTAAGTTAGCGTAAGTGTAACTAAACCCTTTAGTGTTTTGGTGAATAGCTGGAACTTCTTGTTGAAAGCTAGCTAATGCTTTAAATAAATTCGTCTTTTCCATAATGTTTTAAAGTTTGTTTAATAAAAATAAGTAAATAATTGCCTTAAGATCCGCAACCAATACATTCAATCGGTGCATCAATCTGTACTTTGTACTCTCTTCCTTGGTCATAAGCTTCTAAGTGTTTCTTCATTTCAAATTTAATACTCGATGCCATTAAACCATTTTCAGCATTAGCAATTTGGTCTTCATACATCTTAACAATTTGTTCTCTTGTCATCTTCTACGTTATTTAAAGTTAAAAATCTAATTCTCCACATCGTTTCGTTAAATCTCTTTTCTGTGTGGCTATCTAACCACTCTTTGTGATTAGTGTAGCTACCCGGGTAAGTGCTTTTACTTATCCCTTTCGCTAGTCCTTTGAATTGGTTCTCGTTTCTCATTATCTTACAGTCTTTAATTGTTCTTTAATTTGGTTAGTAATTCTTAATTCAAACTCTTGCTCAGTTTCTTTATCAAAAGCTATAATTTGACAAGGAACTATCTCGCCAGAGAAATTAATTAAAATAGGGTCATTGTAGTCACACCAACCAGCACTAGAAGAAACGTTACTCCCATTAACTTCGAAAGTTATATCGAAATAATAGTTATCTGATTCTAATTCTTCTAAAACTGGGTAAAAGTCTTCAGACTGTTCGAAGTCTGAAACTAGAGTATCAAAATCGATTTCTAATTCCAATACTTCTTGCTTTGCTAATTCTTGAGTTTTCATATTCGTTTAATTTATTCGTTGTTGTTGATACAAATATATAGAGCATTGTTTAAATCTGAAAGCTTTTTAACAAATTATTTTGCAATAAAAAGTTAAGTACTTGAAAATCAACGAGAATAATTTAGGCGAAAAAAGGGACCGAAGCCCCTTTAATCAACAAACCAAAACAAAAACACTATGAAAAAAACGAAAATAGGTTTAATTTCTTAATCAGCTCTTTAGCTGTTTCTATATCAATCTTACCGAAGACAACTGCTAATATTATAACAAACATAATAGAATAACCTGCAATCTTAGCGTAATCTACTTTCCCTATACTTGAATGAGGTAGTCTAACCGACCTAGACTCCTTAATCTCTTTAGCTACATTCCCTACAACTGGTATAGCACTAATTGCTCCAGTTAATAATGATGATAGTATACTTTTTAATTTACTCATATTACTAATTTACTTATTTATCTACTCATTGTTATTTACTAATTATAAAAAAGATCTATCAAGGTCTTCATCAGAATATACATAAGCTTCTCCC